CTTTTACTAAAAGCACATTGCTTTTTACTAATGCTCAATGGACTAGCCTTAATAGCGGTTCTTCAAACCTAATGGGTTCAATACCCGGCCTGCAATCTAACTTTACCTTTACTCCTACTCCAGGAGGTACAAGTAACTTCTATTTATTATCGCCTGGATACTCCGACCAAGCTACGTTACAATACTAAGTCAATATCATGATCAATCCAATTCTTGCCATGTGCTTTTACGTCGCTACAGTGACTTCAAATGCCAACCTAGCCGGTATCGACAATCAAAAATTTACTTTCGGACTAAGACAAATCACCGAAGACGTTCTCAATGAAAGAGGTAATCCTTTGTGTGATCAAAGCGATGAGAATGCAAGCCCGGTTTACGTTACTGTGACTGAAATCAAAGCACCTACTCAGGGTATCAGAGTAGGACCTTTTGAGTTTAAGCAAAAGAAAACAATCGTTGAAGTTGATATTGCAATAGGTTCGACAGTCCACCACGGAGTAGGTAGAGCCAATACAAACGTTGCAGCTACACTAATGCAGTTACAGGATGAGACTCTAGCATTCGAAAGAACAGAATTTTCAGTAGCAGTTAAAAAAGCTATCGTTGACGCCCTAAAGTAAGGCTATTTATATCAAAGGGTTGCCATCAATTGTTTTCTTAATCAGTTCTATAAGTTAAACTTTTTAAATAACAATTTATGGCATTTTGGGACATTTTTAAAGATAAAAATGATTTTAACGAAAAAACAATCGTTGGCTTTTTATCATTCTCGGTGATGGCTATCTTCGCAGGAGCTGACATCGTTACAGGTATTTTAGGTAACCAATTAGTAATCAGCGATACAATCTTCAATTCATTTGTGATGATTACGCTAGGTGCATTTGGTATCGCCGAAGCAGGAAAGATCTTCGGAGGAAAGAAAGAAGAAAATAAAGATTAAAAATTAGATTATGAGCTTAAAAAGTTTACAAGAGAAGATGGGTATAGCTGCTGACGGCGCTTTTGGTCCCGGAACAATGAAGAAGGCAATGGAGTTTTATAAGTTGACTCCAGTAAGAGCAGCTCATTTCTTCGCTCAAACGGCCCACGAGACAGGAGGCTTTAAAGCATTTTCAGAGAACCTAAATTACTCCGCCCAAGGCCTGCAAGGTATCTTCGGCAAGTACTTCCCCGGTAACCTCGAAGAGTCTTACGCCCGCCAGCCTGAAAAGATTGCAAACCGAGTCTACGCCGACAGGATGGGCAACGGAGCCGAAGCATCAGGAGATGGCTACAAGTTCAGAGGCAGAGGAGCTCTTCAGCTGACTGGTAAAGCCAACTACGAAGCATTTGCAAAGTACTTAGGCAATGACGAGGTCTTGACTAACCCTGATACGGTCGCAACTAAGTATGCTTTCGAATCAGCTATGTTTTTCTTTGAAAGAAATAAGCTATGGACTATTTGTGATAAGGGCATCAACGATGCAGCTATCCTGGAACTGACCAAGCGCATCAACGGCGGTACTCACGGACTTGAAGACAGAAATGCCAAGACCAAGAAGTACTTCGAATACGTAAAGTAATGAAACAAACAGCCATCTTTCTCTCCATCACCACTTCTCTTTCGTTCGGATGCTCTTATTTCCTAGAGCTGACAATGGGTAATTTCGAACAGTATCTTGCCCTGATCGCTACAGTGTTTGTGGATGGGTTCTTCGGTATCATAGCCGGGATTAAGAGAGAGGGCTTTAAGACCTTTAAGGCTGTGAAGGTGCTGCAAAGAGCGATAGTCTGGGTGGTGTTGCTGACGGTCATACTGATGGTAGAGAAAGGATTTGCAGGTACCAGTTGGTTATCTGAAACCATTATCGTACCTTTCATACTTCTGCAGCTTATAAGTGCTCTTAAGAATGCTTCGATGTCAGGCTATATTAAGATGGGAGACCTGAATAAGATCTTAGATCGAATAGATCCTCACAAAGGAGAAAGAAAAGAATAAAAAGTTTAAAGAGCCCTTGTATCCCAAGGGTTTTTTTCTTATATTAAGGCTATGAATGATAAGAAAGTTATTACTCAAGTGAGCGCAGTTGAGATTCTAAAGAAAGAATACCCAACTATCTACAACGGATATACTCAGATCCAGCAAGAGCAACTAGAGCTATTTGCTAAGAAGCACCTCGACTACGGGATGCATAACATCACTGCAGGTACTCAGCTAGCAACTGAAGACGAGATTGGCTTTGCCCTAACCGGGCTCTGGTATCGGATCTCTGATAAAGTAAGCCGATGGAAGAATCTGCTTATTAATCGACGAAGCGTTCAGAACGAGTCCTTGATGGATACCTACCAGGATCTAGCTAATTACGGCATCATTGCCCAGTTAGTGGCTAGGGGGATGTGGAAGAAGTAAAATGGCTAAGAAGAAACTCCCTAAGGAGGTAAGCCTGGTTCGTGAATATGAAGTAGAAAAGTACGATACAAAGGAGAATAAAAACATCTCCTACAGTCAATACTCAATCTACAGTACGTGTCCACATCAGTGGTATCTTTCGTATCCGAAAAAGCTAGCCCCTTATACTCCTAGCATCCATACTGTCTTTGGGACTGCACTCCACGAGACAGTCCAGAATTGGCTCGATGTACTCTTTAATGAGTCTGTTAAAGCTTCTAATGAGATTGATCTCCCGGATTATCTCATGGATCGGCTGAAGAAAACTTATAAGAAAGAGAGGTTCAATAACGGCCATAAAGACTTCACTACTCCGGCCCAGCTCCAGGAATTCCACAACGACGGAATAGCGATCCTGGACTACCTAAAAAAGAAACGAGCTATTTACTTTAGCACCAAGGGCACATACCTAGTAGGAGTAGAGATACCGCTTATCCAGAAGCTTAAGCCCGGGCTGTACTTTAAAGCCTACCTAGACTTAGTCTTCTTTAATGAAGCTACAGGAAAGTATTTGATATTAGATATCAAGACTTCGACTAAGGGCTGGAGTGACTACGAAAAGAAAAGCGATACTAAGATAGCTCAGGTGCTGTTCTATAAAGAATTCTTCTCCCGGCAGTTCGGCACTGATGTAGATAGCATCAACGTAGAATTTTTTATCGTTAGAAGGAAAATATATCAAGGAGGAGAGTTCGTTCCAAAGAGGGTGCAGCAATTCCGACCTGCTTCAGGAAAGATCAAAAGAGGACAGGTGATGTCTGGTTTGAATAGGTTTGTGGAGGAAGCCTTTAATGACTCCGGTGAATACATTGAAAAAGATTTTACTAAGAACGCATCAAAGAACAACTGTAGATTCTGTCCATTTAATAAAAGCCCTCTCTGCAATGCAGCTATTCTGTAGCCTCAGCCTATTTATATATGTATATATAAAACAAGGGCTATGGACAACAAAAAGCTGACAAGCGTCAAAGTAGAGCAGCAGTTATTCGATGAGTTTAAAGTTCAATGCGTACGCTATAAATTTTCATTCCAAAAGTTGGCAGATAGAGCGATTTTTTTCTATCTTACGGATGATACGTTTAGAAACAAAGTACATAATCAGAACGATTTAAACATAAAATAATGCAAGACAAATTTGGTTATATTGAGCAGAAAGATCGAAAGAAGATTCTTCTGCTATGTGATGATATAAGACTACACTCCGGAGTCGCTACTATGGCCAGAGAGATTGTAGTAGGTACCTCCCACCACTTTAACTGGGTGAATCTAGGAGGGGCGATGAATCACCCTGACGAAAAGAAAGCTTTCGACCTCTCCGAAGATGTTAATAAACAGAATGGAATCCAGGATGCCAGCGTTAAACTTTATGCAACATCCGGATACGGGACTATTGAAATCATCAGAGAGCTTATCCGGGTTGAAAAACCTGACGCTATACTTCTCTTTACCGATCCTAGATACTGGGTGTGGTTGTTTGATATCGAGAGAGAGTTAAGAGCTACTACTCCTCTGCTGTACTTGAATATCTGGGACGATTATCCGGCTCCGTTATACAACAAAGCTTACTACGAGTGCTGTGACTTGC